CACGCACTCGACGCGGGAGAGGTCCCCAGCCGCCACGAACTTCGCTTCGATGATGCCGCCCACGATGTCCCGGATTTCTTGTGCGTGCGACAGGTCGATCTTCTTGCCCACCGCGGTCTTCGCCGCATCCCGCAACTCATCGGGTGTGAAGTGGTCGCCGTTGGCGTTGGTCCCCACATGCGTGAGGATGAAGCGGAACCGCTTGTCCGTCCCCTGCGCGGCCTCGGCCGACAGAGATGAGTGCTCAATTTGGCATGCGACGCAGGTGTGAAAATTGGACTCTGGCGACGCAACCGCATGGGGCGGGTCTGTGCGCAGCGCGCCATGGACAGCGCCGTCCTTGACGGACGCGTACACGCGCCAGTGCTCGTTGATCCACTCCTGGGCTTTCTCCAGAGTCCAGGTCCTCTTATCGAAGACCACGGCCTGGATGATCATGGACTCCGGGTCCTCTTCCTCGCGGAGGAAGAATTCCTTGAGCCGGCCCTGGAACAGAGAGACCCCGGCCACGCCGTCGAGGGGCTTGGTCTCCATGGAGGCCTCGACGAAATGATCCGCTGCGAGGATGGTGTTGCGGTACTCTGTCTCGTTGTCCACCCAGCCGTGAGCGGCTGTCCGAAGGCCCATGGCGTTCTCCCTCTTGCGAGCGGCGAAGGACTTGCGGTGCTCTTCGAGCCACTTCTTGGCCTCGTCCAGGTCCCAATCGACCTTTGTGAACTGGATGGATTGCACGACCATCGAGTTCGCATTGCTGCCCTCGGGGACGAAGTCCTCCTTGAACTTGCCCATGACCAGGGTGACCCCGTCCACGCCCTCGAGCTGCTTGGTGCGGAATGAATCATCCAGGAACTGATCTGGCGGGCGGATGCGGTACCGGAATTCCTTGCCCGCCTCGTCCCACCCAGGGGCCGCTGCCCGCAACGAGTCGTCCACCGCCTCGCCGAAGTCGGCCAGCGCGACCAGGTCGCCGTCCTCGGCGATGCCGCCGGAACTTGCTGCCGCGGCCGGCACGCACACGAACAGATACTCCTTGGCCAGGGAGTTCTCCCCGTGCTTCGCTGAGATGCTGTACTGATGCTCCTTCGATTTCATCCGGCTGGCCTTGCCGGCCGCGGCAATGATCTTCTTGATCTCTGCCTGCGTGGGGAACGCCTGGTCCCGGTACGAGATGAGCCAGTGCTTGATGTGCTTGGCCGCGCCGAGGAAGTCCTGGAAGAACTGCCCTGCGTTAGAACGGGTGACCTCGGTGGGGATCTTGTACTGCTTGGTCTTGGTCCCCGTCTGGATCTCTTTGTCGGCCCAGTACGTCATCAGCCCTTCCACAAAGTGGTAGGCTCGCTCGTAGTTGGTCTGCGAGAACTGCGTAGCGTAGGGCGGATCGAAGTAGGCGACGTCGGCCTTGATGCCGGCCAGGGTCTTTCGAGTGTCGCCGTGGTGGGCTTTGCAGGGTCGCTCGCCTTTGAACACCAGCGCGCTGATCCGCTTGCAGTTGGCGGCGAACCGCTCCTTGAATCCCTTGGGGTTGTCGCCGCCGCCCTCCGGCTTCTGCGTGGTGGTGAAGGTACCGAACCCGCCCTTGTTCCGGTTGGAGAGGCAGGCCTTGCCCAGTGCGAACAGCGCGATGTCCTTCTTGAACCCGGTCAGGCCCGTCGCGTCGATGTTGCTGCGGATGGTATCGATGACCGCGTGTACGCCGGGCTCGAAGTAGATGCCCTTGAAATGCTTGCGCACGAAGTCCTTGGCCTGGGCGTTGTCAGCCAGCAGCGCGGCGACCTCCTCGTCGGTGAGGACGACCGAGTCGTTCTCCACGATGGCCCGAGCGATGTGGTGGCAATACGCCAGTCGGTCACTGGCCTGCACACCCAGCCCGTGGGTCTTGTACATGTAGCCCACAACCGAGGATCCGGAGAACGCGTCCACCGCGGTCTGCACATCGTCGGGCGTGCTCTTCCAAATCCAGTCGGTGAGCCGCTGCTTCGAGCCGATGTAGTTGGTGATGTATTTCGGCCGCTCGTCGTCAGCCTCAGCAGACAGATCCCCCAGCGCGAGGAACGCGCTCAACTCTGCGTCGGTTTCTAGCAGGAATTGGATCCGGTCTGCGTCGGTCTTGAACAACCCGGCCTCCAGGCAAGCACGAAGCGTCTTAGGCTCCGCTTCGCCTTTAAGTTACGGGACGAGAATCTGCGTTGTCAAGCAGTTCTACCAAAAAAAAGTTAGACAGGCCCACACAGGGGGCAGGAGGGGCTACTACGCAGGGGCTACTGCGTGCCTCGCAGGGGGCGTCAGGAGGAGGGCTCTCGTGCCCCTATGCCCGCATGCGCATCGCATCGGTCACCGCGTCAAGTACGATTGACGCGGGAACGAACACGGACTCCGTCTCGTAGCGCCCGCCATCGGTACAGCAACGACCAACTTTGTGATCCCCGTACCAGGCCCTGCCATGAGTGCGGAAAGCCATTCGGAGCAACTGGAACGGCAACAGGAACGCATTGAGCGTATCGGCCTTGTCGAAGACGTAGAGCACGTAATCAGTGGCCTTCGCTTCATCCAGCGTCCACCCTGCGCGCTCCTCCTCTGTGCCTCCGGGGCAAACACTCCATTTTTCAAGAGTCAACTCAGGGTCGGCGCGGTTGGTCCACCACTTGCCGACTCCCTGGGTTCGTCGCTTCACGTCGATGTTGACCGCCACCCGCAAGGATGCGCTGCTCTATGTCGGGGTCTGTTCTTTTCAGCGTCTCGACAGCCGCAGCGAATTTCCCGTCTCGCTTGACTGTCGCGGGTGAAACTCCGTGCTGAACAGCGAGGCGATCGGCAGTCGTTTCCAAGCAAGGGTCACTGTGACCTTTGCTTGTTCCGCCGATTGCTCCGGCTTCTGCCTTGCTTTTCTTCGTCCGATTGTACCGCCGTCCGCGGAGCAGACTCGTTGCCTCCGGTGAGAGGTTCCGCCGTCCAAGTTGGTGTGCATCAATCCAGTCTTCGGCGGCTTCCCTGGATGGGAGAGACAGATCATCGGCGCGGTAGGACACCCCATGCTTCTCGCAGATTTTTAGGCGATGATGTCCGTCGAGAAGGAGACGCTCTTCTTTCCACACTACCAGCGCATCCCGGCATCCTTCGGCCAATATGCTGGCCTCCAGTGATGCCAGTTCATCGGTAGTCAATGGCGGTATTTGCGCTTCAAAGCGTGAATCAATGTTGATTGATGGAGGATGGGTCATATCAATCTCCTCGCAGCAGCCGAAGCGCCCCGCCCCCTGCGAGGTGGAACCGGGGAGCCTCAGCTAGGAATCGACAGTAGCGAACTGTCGACCTGAATCTACAAACACGAGCCGAGAGTGTCAACCGATTTTTCGCAATCGCCGCCCCGTTTCCGTCTGGTATCCATGAGTATCATGTAGTTTGGGGCGACGGCACAGATTGCCCCTCTCGTCGTGTTAGTTATTGATTATGGCGTTACTGCGAATACCGAGCAACGGCAATTTGCGTGCCGTGGAGGCCCCACCAACCCATCGATCTTGAACACCACCCCGTTCAACGGCTCGCAGATCGGGCAAACCCTCCCGTCTTGAGCGGTGAGCCACTTGACCTTGGTGATCCCCACCGATTGGTAGAAGACTTTCCGCCCCTCGTTGTGCGCGCGAAGGGTCTCGGTGCGAGCGATGAGAGTGGACCGCTGCTGCGCGGTCTTGAACACGGTCTTGCCAGCGCGCTTGAACGCCTCCTTGTCCTTCACCACGCGGCCGATGCCCCGGGAGATCTCCGGGATGGACTGGCCAGTCAACACGCCCTGGGCCACGGTCCTCTTGATCCCCGACGCGAGCTCGGTCGCCACGTCGCCGAGGAGGGTCACCTGGTAGTTGGCCAGGAAGTCCACAGCAGACCGGTCGATGGTAGCGAAGGTGCGGTTGACCAACGCGTTGCGCTTGAAGTCGGTGAGGTCCTGGAAGTCCGGCATTTGCATGGCCTCGAGCTGGCCGATCCCGTCCTCGATGCCAAGGCGCATGGAGCCCTCGACATTGGCCTTGATTCCGATCTTGCCGTTCGCAGCGAGCTCCTTGGCAATGCCGTCGATCTCCTTCTCCAGGTCCTTCAGGATCGCCAGCCGCATCGTCTGCCATTCCTGCAGGCCGGCTGCGCGCTCGAACCGCCCGATCTGCTTGGCCACGTCGTCGGCCGCGCCGTCCAGAATCCCGACCATCTCCTGGACCCGCTCCTCCGCGTACCGGTCCCGGCGCTTGGTCGCTCGGGCCACCTGCTCGCGGATCAGCTTCGCCTGCGGCGTCTCGGCCATCAGGACTCCAGCTCGAGGGGAAAGTCCGGCGCGCCGGCCAGTGGGCCCTCGGTGATCTCGCCCGACTCGGGCACGTCGTAAAAACCAAAAGCTGTCCAGGGGCCCGTCTCCCGCGGGCGCACCCGTCGCCAGGTCCAGGGACGGCCGGTGGTGGCTTTGCTCCCGTCCGCGGCCAGGCGGTACAGCCCCGGGACAGCGGGGAGCTCGGTGCGGGGATCCAGGCAGCCCATGGTGCCCACGCCGATCCTGAGCACGGTAATGATGTGCCCGCTCCGGCGCTGGCAGAGGTACCACTGGCAGGCCTGGTCGTGCCCGGCCAGTTCGTCGAGGTCGTCGACCCGAGCCACCGAGCGCACGTAGTCCTTCAGCCCGCGGTGGAGGGCACCGCCGTAGACCACGCCCTCCAAGCTACACAGAGGCAGCATCCGATGGGGCATGGTGCGCGTCGGGCCTCGCCCGGTGCGCCAGGTGGGGTAGAGCCCTTTCTCCGGGTGCATCGCCCGCATCCACCAGGAGGCGAGCAGCCAGGCTGCGTGGCCGCAGGTAGCGCCGTGGCACCCGGAGCCGTCGCTGGACAGGGGCACGATGTAGGCAAGCTCCTCGCCCACCTGCATCCGCCGCCAGGCCCTGGTGCTGCTCCCCCGGTACTCCGGGATCATCCGCCGCCGCTCCGAATCGTAGAGGACCGCCAGTCCCCGGGAGAGCCGCGCCGCCCGCGGCGACTCATCGATCATCACTCCCGAGACGGACTCGCCCGCCAGGCGCGGCCAGGTCTTCCCACCGCCGTGCACCACCGCGCCGTCCACGGCCAGGCCGCGGTCCTCCTGGTAGGCCCGAACGCACCGGTCGAGGTCCTCGTCGAACACCTCCCCGTCCGGCAGCGCATATCCCGCCTGGCGCATCAGCCCTCTCAATTCACGCACCGCTATCGAGGCAGTCCCAAGTCGAAGCACCATCGCTCCCCCTCCCCGGGCTATTTCTTCCCGGTCGTTCTCTTCCGGTTGCGGGCGTACAGCCGCTCGATGTCGGCCTGGGCCGCATCGTCGTTCGCATCGGCCGAATTCTTCAGCAGGCCCAGCCGGGCCCGGGCCTCGTCCACGGTCAACACCTCGAGGGCCACGAGCTTGGAGATGTCCTCGACCGTCCAGTTGGTATCCACGACGATCTCTTCGTTCTCCTTCTCCTTGGTCTCCACGGCGGGGGCGAGCCCCATCTTCTCCTGCAGCGTATTCTTCGAGATCAGCCCCCGGTCGTAGAGTTCCATGAGCAGTTTCTTCTGCTCGACCTCGGCCGTCAGGTCCATGTCCGAGAACTCGTAGTGTAGCTCCTCATCGAAGCCCTTGCGCTCCATCCACTCGCAGAACACCCAGTCCAGGATGTTGCGCGCCACCTGCTTGATCTCCTTGAGCTGGACGATCATCCTCTGCATGGAGACAGAGGCCGTAGCGAAGTTTGGGCCGTCGCCGGTGACGATGGATCGGGCCATGCCCAGCGCGACAAGGATGTCCTCCTTGACGCCCGTCATCCGGACGTCGGTGTCGAGGGCCTTCCCGTCCGCACCGTAGGTTTCCGCCTTGACGTAGAAAGGAACGACCAGGCCCGACTTCAGATCGGCAGACTCCAACTCGTCCCGCACCTTCTCAATCAGTTTCTGGTCCGGCGTGATGATCCGGTTGCCGAACGCGCCGCCCACCTGGATGAACCGCAGCGGCGTCGTCCACCGCTTCGCGATGGCCCGCTCGGCTTTCCGGTAGTCGCGGAGAAGCTCGATGGCCTCGAACGCTGGCAGGATCATGGAGATCCCCCGCGCCTCGAACTCCGGAGCGTTCCACTTCACGTGCAGCATCTGATCCAGGGCCAGCGTAATCTCCTCGCCGAACGACCCGTCCGGGTTCTCCGGACGCTGAATGGCCTCGATCAGTTTTTCGCCCTCGAACTCCAGGGTCACGCTCACGGGGTTCACGCAGATCACGCGCTCGAGGTCGTCGCCTTCGCGGATAAAGTACCCGATGGCGTCGCCTTTGATCAGCAGTTGCAGCACCATGTCCCTGACGAAGGTGTTGAGGCCCAAGCGGTCGAACGCATCCCTGGCCTCGTCGCGCACGGACTCGTTGTCGCAGTTGACCCTGATCTCATCGCCCAGGGCGAAGGTGCGCCACGCGTTGAGCGCGTTCGACACCAGGGGCTCCTCCTGGAAATACTCCACCGCCTTGCGGGCCCGCTCATCCCATGTGCGCGGGATCGCCTCCTGCACCGACACGTCCCCGAAATAGTTGGGGGACAACGCAGCTACCGAGGCGAGCTCACTCCCTTTGTTCTTCGCCGCCGCGCCTGTCGTCGCCGCCGGCTTTGCCTTCGTCCGCGCCTTCTTCTTCTTCGCCATTTGTTACCTTCCCTTGCCCCCGCCTTTGCCCCCGCCTTTTCCGCCGCCGGGGCCTCCACTCGGGCAGGGCCCAGACTTCTGCCCCCCGCGGCCACCGCCGGGCTGGCCCTTGCCGCCCCCGCTGCCGTCCTTGTTGCCGCCTGGTCTTGCTGGTCGTCGTGCCATGATTTCTCTCCTATGG